TTCGAGTAATTCCCTTTTCCAAGAGAATAATCCCAACTTCTCCACCACGAATTCCCATGATCTGACCACCATCAGGAATATCTTGGTAATCAGATTGAGTTACCTGATCTGCATCCCACTCGGTCTCATCATTGATGCCAGACCATTGAACTCTAGATGGATAAAGAACAGATGAAACGTCAATAAACGCAGTCACCACAAAATCACGCACTACAGTCAAATAGCGACAAATAGGAGCATTAGCCGCTAGGTCTGCAAACGCAGTAGAAGTACCCAAGGTGAATACTTGCATTGGGTCACTAAAGTTAGTCCCAATAATTGAGTTACCAAACTGAGTGAATCTAAATCTGTCGCCATAAGCGTTAGGGCTATACCCACCAGTTTTAGAAACATTGGTTACTGCACCAACACCACTTATGCTGAAAATCTTTGTAGTTCCAGCAGCAAATAGCTTAGTGTCGTTTGCTGGTGTTTTACCTGCTACCAATGTAGTAAGGTCTTCAGAGGCTTCTTGTGAGAATGTAGCCGCAGTTGGTAGTGGGCCATACCCAATAGCCTGAGAGACTACGTTCTTTGCATCAACCAAAGCACCAGTAATGCTAGGTTGGTCAGGCATCCATTCACCAAATGTTAATTTTGTCGTTGCCATGTGTTATTCCCTTGAGCCTGAATTGTCCATGTGTTGTCATTAGCAGACACAGGTGTCCATGTGTTTGAGTCGCTAGAAACTACTGTCCATGTATTTGAATCTGTAGAAACAGGTGTCCAAGTATTGTCGTCTTCTGGTACTGGTGTCCAGTTCTCACCAAGGATTACACCATTTGCTGTGATCGTAGCCGTACCAGTTATAGACGCTAATCCTGCGTAAATTGCGGAAGCTGAAGCCGTAAAATCTGCATTACAAGTGATGCTCGCATTGGCATCAGCAACGATTCCACCATTAGCAGTAAATGTTGCACTACCAGTAATAACCGCTACAGCATCACGCACTCTAATCGCATCAGCAGAAACAGTCGCATCAGCCGTGATAGAAGCTACGCCATTGGCAACAATTCCACCTAAAGCAGTTACATCGGCAGTACCAGTTATAGCCGCATTGCCAAACTGAACACGAGTTCCAATTGCTGTTACATCAGCGTTACCTGTGATACTTCCAGACGCAAACTGAACTCTTGTTCCATCCGCTGTAACTGTTGCATTAGCGTCTATCGCACCAGAGCCAAACTGAACCCTAATACCTGCACAACCAACACTAGCACTAGCGGTAATGCTTGCACTAGCGTATTGAATCCTGACAGCATCAGCAGTTACTGTTGCCGTTCCATCTACTGCCGCTACACCTAACTGAACTCTTACAGCATCAGCCATAACAGTCGCAGAAGCACTCACAGACCCATAGGCATCCCATAGGGTAACTGAAGTTGTGTAGAGTGGACTATCGAGTGTGAGTGTTAAGTCATCAATGCTAGACTTTAAATTGTCTAGCGAGTCAATTGTCCACGGAGGCAGTAAATCAGCCATCTCACGCTAAAGTAACGCTCAATGAACCAGAGGCAATACGAAACACATCACCAGTTGCAATCGTCTTAGATGCGTCTAGTGCTGTGTGATAAAGCAAGTTACCAGCAGTAGAAGCATCACGAATACCAATGTGGGTAACAGTACCCCATGAGCCACCAGCTTGAGGAAACTCAACAGCAGCAGAGTTGGTAGTCGCACCATTGCTAGGCGCACCAAACGTCACAGACTGACGAGCATAGCTAGTGCCAGATACCTCAGTACCTGTGTCAGCATCTGTTGGGTCAGAAGTGTACAAAGCCACATACACAGTTGTTGGTGCTGTGTAAGTAGTGCCACGCAGAGTGCCGTTGATTAGTGCATTTTCAAGGTAATTTGCCATTTCCGCCATAATTTACTCCAAGTTATTTCGTTTACTTCTGTTATCAAATTGAGACAATACTTGTAAATTCCAAGGAACATGGAGTCCACAAACAGTCTCACCACATAGCGGAACAATATGATCTACCTCATGTGCCACGCCTGTTTCAATTGAGATTTTATTCGCTTTTGAATAAATTGCTTCAATTTCTAACTTCATTGTTTCATCTAACCAAGATGGACAAGCATTTCTTTTTGCCGCACGATATTTTGCGCTATGTGCAAATGATTTGTGCTTGTTGTTTTCGTACCATCTTTTGCTTTTGATAGCATACTTTTCTTTATTGTTTCTTTGCCACTCAATTGTTCTTTGAGAGATTTTTTCTTTATTTTTAGGATAGTAAGTTTTGTAAAACTCTTTAGCGTTTTCTTTAACTCTATCTTGATTTTTTAAATCCCATTCTTTCTTTTTAATCTTCTTGCAGTCTCTACACCAAGAGCAAAACCTAGTTTTTAACCAAGCAAAGTTATTTTCAGTAGGCTTAACTACCTTACAACAAGCGCATTGTTTTTCAGTCATGCGCTCCATAGTTTCACCTTGCAGTAAGTTTCATTGCTAATGGAACACCAGAGTACTGACCTTCTTCGTCAGACTTGGTAAGAGTGGTAATCGCACGATCATACATAGTTCCCCATGTATTGATTCGACCATCGTTCATCAAATAAGGTTCTGCTTCAAGCAAAGCAGCGTAAAGCAACGCATCAGGAGCAACATTCAAAAACACATTAGATGCGTTTGAACTAGACAGATATGGAGGTGCTGCGTAGTACAGCAATCTCAATGTGTAGATGCCATCAGGAGGAGGCGACAGTAAGAACTCGTTAGCCAAGATTGTGTAAGACTTAGGAACACCAACTTCTGATGCTCTTGGGTCATTAGACAAAGCAGATGGACTAGAGTAACTCAATGGCTGAATTGGGTTTGTCAATGCGACAAAATCACGAATCTCAATAAAGTCAGCAGGTAACTCAACAGTAGAGTCACCAGATACTGTGGCTGTTGTTACAGATTTGAGCATCTGACGAATACGCAGTTCTCTACGTAGACGATTCTCAGCAAATGTAATGAAGTCTGGAATCTGGTTAGTCAGATCAGACCTAGCCAGATAACCTGCAATCGAGGTCTTTAAATCAGAGTATGTTGCGAAACTCATACTACTCCTGTCCGAGTTCTAAAAACTCTGTTATCACGCTCATTTAACCATGCCCTGAAACGCTTCTCGTCTAGCACAGCAAAGCCACGCATGATGCCTTGTTTGTTAAGATCATCAATAACTGTCATTGGAATAGAAGCTATTTTATTTCCAAACAAGTTATCAGACCATCGAGCCTTTTCATCATAAGAGTTGTACTCTTTTTTGTTCTGCTCAACAATGTCAGTTATGTCCTGACGAGTCTGAATAACGATACCACCTTCACCATCAGAGTGAACAGCAGTTTGACGAAAATTGACAGGGTTTTGCATACCTTAATTCTATCAGTTTTGGTAGAAAAGAAAATGCCCCAGAGGTTTAAGTCTGAGGCATTTTTCGGAGTTACCTTAGATTAAGGTGTAATGTCAGCAATGATGCCGTGAGCAGCTTCGTTCTTAACTTCCAATGTGAACTCGCACAACAATTGTGTAGACTCATTGTCACCAGTTACAGCCAACTCGTTGGTCTGGAATGGGCGCAAGTAAGCGATAGCAGCCATGTCGGGGTCAAGCACATACGCAACTTCATCGCAGGTGTTGGTAGAAGTCATAAAGCGGTTAGGCACAACAGAAACTGTACCGAAATCGCTCAAATAAACGTCAGCCGCACCAATGATGGTAGTAGGAGCATTTGATGGGGCCATGAAACGCTGTGCAGCGATACCAGCAAAGCCAGAAACCAATTGCTTGTGTGCAGGGTTGACCATCAACACTTTAGGATTGCCACCAGAAGCATAAACTTCACGAATAACAGTCTTCAAGATTGCTTCGTCAAAAGTGCGGTTTGTGCCATTGGTACGAGCAGTAGTTCCCAAAGAACCAGCCACACCATTAGTACCACCATCATAGTTAGAAGACAACCATGCTTGCAGACCACCCAATTTACGAGCAGTAGAGCTATTGCCGTTAGCAGCAACTTGGTTGCTCAACAAAGAGGTTTCCATGTCACGCTTGATTTCGCTAGAAGCCTTGGCAAGTTGATAAGCCTTTTCAGACTTACGACCAGCTTTGTCAACGCTCTGCAAAGTGCCAGAAATCTTGATAGTCTTCTGTGCGATCTGAGTGCGGTTGCCAACACGGGTAGTTGGAGACATGGTAGCGTCAGATGCTGTTGCACCCTCGACTGTGAAGTTGTCCAAAGTAGCAGCAGCCAAGCTGTCGGTCTGCCACTCGTGC